GGCTTCCGTAACAGCCAACCTGATCAAACCGTTCGAGCAACCAGGGCCGCACTCCAACAGTGCTAACCCCTCCGTCGTCCATCCCCCTGTCCCGAAGGACCCCGCGACGTAAACTTTGCATCCTTCATCGCCATCTCTCCTCTATGTTTACAAATTGAGTCGAAACCCCACTCATTGATGTGTCGGCACCCGTAGCCTAACCTTCCCGATGAAACGCCCTGTAACATGCCGCAAGTGGCAAACCAGGGGGACACCAACCGGATAGGAAGGGACACGGCCAGGCGGCCCGCCAGGGCCTTTGAAAAACCGCTACCGCATCCGACACGTGAGTCTCGTAAATTTTACACCTCGCATTGTCAACATAGATTTGATCTGACTCAGTCCGCGCTGTCCACAAGATGGACCAGTGACCCGGAAGTCATCCTCTTCACTCTTCCCTGTATGTTTCCGCACCAAGGTCTCTGACCAAGGTGCCGTCGTGGGCCTTAGCCCACTCTCTTAACTCATACAGGCCACGTAATTCTTCGTCGGTCGACGTTCCGAGAGGTAGATAAAACCTCTCCTCGACCCGCCTCTTTACAATGGAGGCATGACATCCCTTGGCCCAGCTGACAAAGCTGGGCTCCGTGCCGAAACTACGAGATGGGCAAGTTTGGAATCCGGACTCCTTTGGAGCGACACCTTTTCTTGATGAAATCAATGGGTGTTCCTTGCAAGGAATCAGAAAACCATTCTTCCCCATCTTCCTCGGGCACATAAGGACGCACAGGTCAGACCTGTACGCGTATGTCCGACGTACGTACCCTAGACTAGGGGCCCATACGTCTCTCTTCAATCCTCCACCTCTCCCATTCTGGAATAGGAAATCCGCGAGGATCCCTGTTTCTCTCGGGCTGGCGCGTCTCCCAGACACGACCACCAGTCTATCATCAGCAAGACCCGGCTGAGTGGGGAGCTCAGTGTAGTGCCGGTGCCGAAGCATAGTCCTTTCCCTACGGAACGAAGGATAGGTCCTATGACCCAACTGGGAGGGGAGGAAACCCCACGCTCTACCAATCCGAGACCGCGTAAAAGCAGCCTCCCATTTTGGTCCTGCGTCCACACAGGCGTTAGCCAAGTGGAGCATACCGTCGTAGGTCGGTAGAGCACCTCCTCTGCGCAAATGGCGTATCTCCCGCCATTTGTCTCCCTTTCTCAAAAAAACGGTTGAGTTTAACTCAACAACATTTCTTGCCCGTTTTGTCTTGGTGGTGTTCAGTTGGAACCCCGGAGGGTAGTCTTGAGCACTCACTTCATGGTCCGCGGAAATGACACAGTCATCACCATTAACCATGAAACGGGCTGCACCGTCTTTCCTAGCTGCCCATCTGGCAGCGCAATAGGATTGAAGGCACAAGAGGGGGAAGCAGAGGTAGGCCCCCATCATCTGGCCGTGCCGCACTTGACGAGATACTCCGTCCTTACATGAAACCCACGGGCGATAGGAAACTTTTGCAAGTTCCCTAAGGCCACGAGGTATCGTGACACAACTTTTAAACATTGTGTCAAGGAGTACGTCCGCTGCGGAATGGTATAAACCATCACTAGCGTTAACCAGATCCACGGATGTCTGGAATTCGCCGGTGCACGTCAGGGATACCCTATCCGGGGTCGGGGGACCCAGAAGAAGCCAATCGGTCGTTCGGGCAAGATGCCCGAAGATTGTCTTATGGAGCGGAGCAAGGAGATCCACATCTTCGTCGAAGATGGTTAAGGGTCTACACTTGCCCGCCGTGGCAACTTCTTTATACCGGGCGCTAAGCGTGAAGGACGACTTCACCTCAGCGAGGGCCCGGAGTCGGAACTCTTCCTGGCGGCCTTTCCAAAGAATATCAGCTCGCGACAGTCTCTCTTTACGAGATGCTGCATTCGCGACAAAACTATTGACGTGATATTCGTAGGAATGGTCCCAACCAGGTTTAAAGAGCCGAGCAGCCTCTGTCTGAACAAAGGCAAGATACTCGTCGGGAAGGGGGGGGGGTTGAGAGAACACGGCCGACTCCCAGAGAGGCCGTGCTGACGGAGTGTGGTGAGGGCAGTCACGAGGGAGACTGCGTTTAATACTGGCAACGCTGAGAGCAAGCTCCCAGCGCTCGTGCCGCCACAACCTCTGTAGTGAACAGAGATCGTTTTCCCCTTGGCGTTGCCGCCTTGGGAAGGGGACAGAAGGCCGCTCCTTGCCTTCGCCCAAAAGAAATACGTGATAACGTCCAAGCAAAGACGGCTCGAGATCAGGCAATTCGCAGTATGGCAAGCCATACCGAATCCTAATTAGTCTCAAACCGTTTTGGATAATCACCTTAGTGTCACGCTGCGATTTACAGCAGGCGTTACACCGTTTAACCTCACAACCGGAAACGGAGTTACGTGAGGGTCTAGATGCGAGGGTTTTCGTACCCCGCTGCCCTTTAAGGGCGTTACGGCTCTGTTTGGTCTTAGTCATTATGATTTTACCAAATGGAAGAAGTGTTCGACGTTTACGAATCGGACACTCTGAAAATAAC